TCCATCATGTTCATTTTTAATCCTTTTAGGTATAATCGGGGTGTTTAATTGTGTTTGATAATGAATTTAATATTTGTTTGTGTTCATTAGATGGAGTACCTATCACTGATATTAACGCTTTATTATCTTCCGGTAACCAATCGCTGCCATGCTGGCAACACCAATTGTTCAGTACCCACCATTTTCCTATTTCTGGAGAGTAATAATTTTTAGAATAAGGTGTATCAATTTCTTTTCTTGCACTAATTCCAAAATTTTCTTTTAATAATGGTTGAACATAAAAACCCTTACTGTTTTTAGGTTTTCTCAAAAGCATTCTATAATTACAAGGTTCGATACTTTTATCTAAGTAAGTCCTACTACTTCCATCTATATGAGGAACACATTCTTTTACAGTTTCTAATATAAGAATTTTGTTAATGAAATTTAGTGGTAATTGATTAAAACTTTCTACTAAAGTTGGAAAATTTTCTACAAAATCTAAATTCCAAGGAGATCCGCTGATTGAATTTTTTATTTGTATTGATTTTTCCATCGGATCGGAATCTCTTATTTTTGTATGCACCCAGGGAGTATTCAAACCAATACTCCCTGGATTTTCTAAAATTGTTTTTTTAGAATCGTGCCAATCTAATAATTGATCAATTATTGAATTATCCAATGCCGGTATACTAGTTGTACCGACCATGATAATTTGAGTTGACAGCATTTTTAAAATTCTTCAAATAAATCTTCGTTCCATTCACGATGGCCTTCTCTAAAAGCCATGTTGCTTTGTGTTTCACGAACTTCGACTCTATAACACCATAGACGTTTTGATTCCCCATCTCCCCATAGTTGAGGAATATATACTCCATTAACATACTTGTATAACATATCTGCTAGACCTTCACAACCTAATCTTGGAAGGATAGTAAGTTTAGCCATTTTCTTTTCTTGGAGTAGTTTGAATGTTTCAAGTTGGGGATCGTCTTGAGCAACTAGTAACGTGTGATCGAATTGATCTTCTAAAACTTTTTTGAGTTCTTTAAGACCGCCATAGTCCGCAGCCCAGTTTCGAACATCGAGGTCATTAGTTCCAAAGTAGAACTTCATGCTAAAACTGTAGCCGTGAATTAGATTACAATGACTATCGGCTCGCCATTGTCTGTATGCACAGGGAAAAGAATCGTGGTATTCTTTAGTGCTGGTCCATTTATAGGTAATAGGTTGATTTGCCATCTCTAGTCTCCTTTATGTTAGGTAGCAAGTTTGATGACGGGCGGAATATTTAAAGAGGGTCGAGCGTCAAGTCCTCTATGTATTATGTTATAAGTTATTATTTAACTTGTCAATAGGTTAGGATATTTTTTTAACATCTTCTTTGATAACTTTAAGTTCTTGAATTATTTCATTCAAAATTTCTACTTCGGTGTTCCTGTGGTTTAATAAATCTTTTATTAATTTAATAGTTAAATACCACCAGAAACATGATAAAATTAAACCAGAAAAAATGATTATGTATATAAAAGTGTTATCTGTTAAAAAATTCCATCCTAATAGAACTATGAAAATAGAAATAACTACGAACCCACTAAGTCTGAGCCATAAAATTTGATTTTCATTAATTTTTTTAATTTTGCTTCTATATTGTTGTAATTTGTTTGCCATAAAAAAGTTCCTTGAGTAAGATATTTACTCAAAGAACCTTTAAAAATAACATAGAAGTTAATTATCTATGTTGAACTATATGATCACACAAGCCATACTTTAACGATTCTTCTGCGCTCATAAAGGTATCTCGGTCCATATCTCTTTCAAAATCATTATAAGTTTTTCCAGCAGAATTATGCTTTACATACAGCATAGTTAATCTAGTTTTCCAAAACATGATTTCTTTGTAACTAATTTCAATGTCCGACGCCATGCCTCTTGCACCTCCGCTGGGTTGATGAATCATATGTCTGGAATTAGGCAACATATATCTTTTTCCCGGAGTGCCTGCCTGCGCTAAAAAACTTCCCATGCTACAAGCCTGCCCCATAACATAAGTAGAAACATCGGGTTTAACAAATTGCATTACGTCGTAAATGGCCATTCCTGCTGTGATTACTCCACCTGGACTGTTAATATAAAAATTAATATCCTTTTCGCTGTCCTGGCTTTCTAAGTGCAATATCTGTGCTACTACAAGATTTGCACTGACATCGTCTACTGGACCATTTAGGAAAACGATTCTTTCATTGAGTAATCTACTGTAGATATCAAATGCTCTTTCACCTTGTCCTGTTTTTTCAATTACCATTGGTACTAACATATATTTCCTTTAAGTTATAACTGATTGCGTAGTTTGCCTATCGCTGTAAATTTTATGTCCTTTTTCTCGAATAAGATCTGCGGTAAACTGCGGGTGTTCTTCCCACTGCCGACGCCAAAATTCTTCGTCGAGGCTAGGATCGCAATCAATAGCATAAATCTCATAACGCCGCTGTGTGTTAACTCTTGCACGAAGAATTAAATTATGAACAATTGAATCTAAAGGATTTCTTGTTCTGGATTGTTCTTTAAGTAATCTGATTAGATTTTCTTTATCCCAGTGTTCGTATTTAGAAATGGGAATAATAGACTCGATGCCATTACAGTCCCAACTGAAAATAAATGCGTTTTTTGTCATTATTGATCAGATGTTTTAATTGTTTCGAGCAGGCTCTGTTTTTCTTTTTTATACTTTTGATAATTTTCTTTAGTCTGTTCCCAAACAAACCATTTTAATGCATAAGAAAATACTACCAGCAGTGGTATTGCTGATAGAAGTGTCCGCATAATACCTTCAAATTGAGTGCTTAAAACAACAAAAAACATAGAAAAAATAAACATCTTTTGCCATGTTTCCCACTTTCGCCATTGCCAACGAATAAAACCAAAAAAGTTTTTCATCCGTAATCCTTATTAAGATCAACTTTGGTCAGCCCTGCTACAACTTGAAAGTGATCCCATGCTTTTTTAGCAGCAGGATTCTTTTCTAGTTCACGGCTAGGTAACACCGTTTCCAACCAAATTTCCGGCCTACGAGGCACTCCGGCACCAAAATATCTAGGCTGATGAAGTTTGCCGTCGTTGTATAACATACAGGCCAGTGCCCTTAGTTCCCCTTCTTTGTCATCTGGGATCTCATTCCATTCTGGATGACTCCACATTCCGCCGTGATGATATCCCGACCAGATACCTTCCCATTCTTGGTCGTCGTTAGGGTTAAATCGAGTTCTGGCAATAATTATTAGCACATCTTCATAGTCTACTTCTCCTAGGAAGATATCTTTAATACATCTGCTAAAACTAAGTCCGATCTTCATTTTTTACTCCGAAATGTTTTTCTATCGCTTGAATAGAGTGAACACAATTATATTCGAATCCATCAATAAAATCAACCTTTAGACGATAGGTGGAAAGAATATCTGTAACTTCAAGTAGTATTAGTTTAGCATATCGTTCAGTATCAAAATACCAAATTGGTTCACCATCAACAATTCGCTCTTCCCAACATTGATCTTCTAGTCTACGTAAATGCTTGTTCATGGTTCGATCTCAAATGTTTGTTTAATATTTTTAACACAAGCACCGATTGCGCTATTATATGCGCTAGCATGAGTTCCTACCATACCTACTGCGTTCAAGGAACACGCACCTACACATTTTTCAATAAGAATTTTAGCAAATGTATCAAAGACCTCTTCGCCTACAACATACAACCCATCACTGCGCTGGTTCATCTTTGTCATACCGGCACTGATGGCGAGTTCTTTAATTCGTTCGTTCATTTTAATTTACTCCTGAACTTTATGACCTTTCCAACTATAAATGCGATTGCCAGACAAGGCGGCACAAATATCCACTGATACCAACGACCAGGTTTGTTTTTGTTTGGTAGATTATAGAAGAACCACCAAACACTAACAACTGTCCATAAGATAAGAAATAAAATAAAATACAAAATCATTCTTTAACTCTGTAAAAATGTTCTGCAATCTTTTCATCGGCTGTGAGCAAAGGACCACATAGTTCTAAAGGAGTATTACGATACACCTCAGTTACAACCGTCCTACATTCCTCTACAATCAACTCGGCGAACTTTTCTAACACTTCTGGATCACAGTTTTGATTGTTATAGCCTATCCGAGCCTTCCACCAAAGTCCGTTAATTCGTTCGTTCATTCTTCGTGTCCTAATGTTGCAGGAGCGTGATCCAATACTGAGTTGAGATGGAAATACGCATCTTCATCAGTTATTGTAACAGATAGGTCACTATGTTGTAAATCATAATCTACAAAATTATGTTCGTCATCGTAGACACGGAACATATATCCGTTAAGTGTTCTTATCAAAACACCATTTACACCGTTGGCTGACTTTGGTTTCATTCTTTAACTCCGAAATGTTCTTTAATCTTGTCACGACTAAACTTAATTGCGCCGTTCCACGCCTTGAATGTGCTTGCCGAAGGTCCCCATACGTCTTTGTTATTATCGGTCCCTATGCCGCCAGCAAAACATTTTTCCATGCTATCAACACATTCCCGCACAATCAACTCAGCAAACTTCTTGGCGCTGCGTTCACCATCCCAGTACACCGTCGAAGGATTCCCGCCACGCATAGGATCATCTGCTGAGTATTCCCTGATCATATGTGCTTGTTCGTATAGTTCCTTGAGACGTTCATTCATTTTATGAATCCCGACAATTACAATCACCAGTACCGAAACAAGGTTCTCCACAATGTGGGCAACCTATAGGACGATGTGGATCTAACTCATTTAGCACTTTATAGTACTCTGCTGTTCCAACTGGACCTCCACAGTACATAGCGATTGCGCAATGTGAATATCCTTTATCCAACAGTTTCTTAATTTGTTCGTTCATTCTTCTGTCTTCAACTTCTTCTTCAATTGCTTGATCTCAGCCTTGAGGTTGCGGTTCTCATAGTCTGCCCAACCAGCACGATCTTGCATCTCTTTCATCTGCTTGGCGAAGTCACGATCACTGGGCGTAACATCTTCTTCTGGAATAATGAAGAACTTGCCCTGATCCCAGTCAAATCCAGGATAAACGGTTTTTACTTTGACGAATGGCGTACCACCAACGGTAGAGTATGGCAGTTTAATTTGGATCACTACTTCTGCATCTTCGTGGTATGGATTAAGATCGTAGCGTTCAACTAGTCGTTTAAGTTCACTTAATTTCATTTTGAGTTTTTCTTGCCTGATATTCGGCTTCGTGCTCGTCACAGAGAGTTCGTATCCAACCCCCTTCACGGCTCTTTCCGGGCTTACCACATTCTTCGCAGGAATTACCTGCCCAAGCCTCTGCCATACGGACCATACCGCCAATTACATCGTCCCCGCCGTCGTAATAAAATCTCAGTCCACCAAATTTTTCTTTAATTTGAGCAACTACGACTTGTTCACAACCTTCACCACGGCCGTACTTTTCCTTTTGTTGTTGTTTCCAATCAATGTGATGTTGAATATGTCGGCACAGAGTTTCGATAATTGGCCACCAGCCTGAACCAATTGCAATCCCACCGTAGGGATTTGCAAACATTTTAGGATAGGTCTCCATCATCTTTTTTTCGAAGATATCATATTCATTTTCGTTATACATCTTGTTTATCCTGTTCGTGTTGTTTGACCATTCGATACAACGGTTCCATTTTTTCTTGAAACACAGATGGTGCCTTTTCGGCTGCTTGTTGTAAGTCCCACTCACTGGGAAAATGACGAAGGATACTATTTGCTTCTCTTCGTAAATATTTTGGTACACGAGGGTAGACTGATGGTTTGTAAGCAACACTCTCTAAAAACCTTTTAGCCCACATTACAGCACGATATCTTTCGTCGGGTAAAGTCATTTCAGCAATCTTCCGATTTGATCAATTGAGATTCTTTCCATTCCTTGGCACGAGCCAAGGCTCCTTCTGGATCCTTTTCATAGTGGTCAATTGCAGCCTTAAGTGCTTCTTCAACAAACTTATTAAAGGTCATATCTTTTTCATGAGCCATTTTCATGTACTTCAGTAGTTCTTCATCTGTAAAATCTAAAGGAATACTAACGCGAGTATCATAGTCTTCACCTGATTTGATAGCAAGCGCCTTGTCCATCCAATCATCATCGACATCAAGATCAATGTACTTTACATCGTCCCAGGCAACATGATCCATTTCATTGGCATTTTTATTGTATGCATCAACAAAATTTGGATTGATTCGACGATATGCCCGATTATGTTTGTAATCGCATGCCTCTACCATATAGACCACTTGAGTATCAGTGTCAAATATAATATTGAAAGTATAACCGTCGTGGTCACCATTCCATGCACTGAGGCAATAGCATCTGGCGTCGTTGCCAAATACTTCACTGTAATATTGATCACCTTCGGTAATACGGTAATCAACAACTTCCATCCACTGTTTAAGATTAATCATTTTTGTTCCTTTGTAAGTTCGACAATGAGATTGAGATGATCCATAGCCTTTTTAACGGCTTCATTAGATTGTAGCATCTTTGCTTCCTCTTGTAAAGCCTTTATGCCTGCTTGAGCAACGTCATAGGCACTGTCAATTTTTAGAGAATACATTTCATCACCAAATGCTTTTTTTAGATTATCCCATGCCTGCCTTTGTTCGAGGGTAAGGGGCGTTTTCTTAGGTTTCATTTCACTGGCTTTGACAATAGATCTGCACATAGCATCATGTGCTACCCGACTAGCAGCAATAAGACTAGCATAGTCTGGATTGATATTGAATACTCGGCTAGATCCTCCGGGGTAGCACATAACAAGATGATTTCCCTTGGGAAAACTATCTAAATAGTCGCTGTCATACTCGGCTACGGGTACATACCTTCGTCCCTTTTTTTCATAGTAAATCTTCTTGGTCATTTTTTACTCCATTACTGTGTCTGTCATTGGGTGCATCGATGTCTTGAAAAAGACGTTTTTCTTGCTGAGTAAGTTTATCCTTATGAATCTTTCGAGGGTTTCCACACAAGAAACAACCCGGGTTACCACAATCCATAGCATGTTTTTTATGCAGTTTATGTGGGTCCTTAACTGGTGCACCATGTTCTTTGGCAATTTTAGCCTGGCGTTTTACAGCAACTTCATCACGATGCCTGCGTTTGGAATTTTTAAGTTTTTCATCCTCTCGGTTCATTTTAACTCCGATTATAGATATACACGTTCAAAAAACACCCCATGCTCTGGACACTGTCTTTCAATTTGAAGGTGCAAAACCAAGTGTGTATCTTTAAGTACATAGTGTACAATGATACGTTCGTAGGGAGAACGCTTGCCATACTTTTCTGCTACAGCAGATGCCAGCATTAATTGTTGGCTTCGGGTGGGTTGATAACTAGTATTCATAAATGTTAGATAAACTGTGACCCAAATTTCTGTACAAAAGCCCTAAGTTCTTGTGCTTCTTTAGGATTAGCCTCTATCCAGGACTTTGCTCCTGTGGGATCAAACTGATAAGTCGTCCAAAATTTAGCAAACTTACTAGCCATAGGATGGTCTAATTGCATCAATGCTTCGGGTGCAGGAAGTACTTTTTCTGTAGATTTATTCATGATTTGATCAGGGAGTTTTGTTAAATTGCACAAGTTTCATTTTATACCTTAGTGGCTATTTGAAAACCTTAAGGATAACAATGTCTTCATTGACACGGCCATTCAGTGCAGTTTCAGTAGTTTTGACACTCTTGCTAAACCAAGTTTCAAACCGTTTTTGCGTATTTTGTTCCTTGAACTCTTTGATCTGTTCCGGGGGCTTGCGCAAAGTCTTTTGAATACTTTTAGTGGTAAAGTCCGTGATAGTTGTTCCTTTTACACCAAATCCGTTACTGCTATTAGCAATGTAGTAGCCTAGTTTTCTAGTTTTTACATTGTAAACAACAACACCTTGTGCCCTAACAATTTGAGCAGGAGGGGTGCTTACAATACCCAACTTGTCGTCCTTAATACAAAATTTGAGTTTCTTGACCAAATCTTCAACTGGCTTAACTTTCTTAGCACGAGGCTTCTTTAGCACTTTTTGCTCTGCGGCGATCTGATCGCAAGCAGACATAATGCTTTCGTAAAATTCAATCAACTTACGAACGTGTTTTCTGGGGTGATGCTTATAAGCCTCTCGAAGTTGGTCATCGGCATTACCACTGGCCAGTTCTTGAAGTTCGTCATGACCGAATTGGAAAAAACTTTTGATGTATCGTGCATGAGCAGCCTTGGCTCCTTTGCCTCTCAAAAGATTAATAATTTTGAAAGATTTAGGGTCAAAGTTTTCTGGATCAAGAATAAAACTGTCAATAGCAACGTCAAGTTCTTCACACATGGTGCCGGCGGCTTCTCGAAGACGGTCTTGAATAGTTACAACAGGAGTCGCTACTTTTTCAACCTTGACTGTCTCTTCAGGATCAATATCGTTTTTGCCATCAGTTAACACACGAGAAATTTCTGCACCAAGCCAGGTAGCAGTATCTCTGCCGTTGTTAAATCCGGGATGAACATTGGGCATGCCTTTGTTGAGGCAGGCAGCAACTGCACCTATGGTAATTTGGCAACGCCAATCTTTAGTTTTCTTGAACTGTTCGATAACAGTCTTGGAATATCCATTTCTAGCCATCCAATTAATAACTTGAGGCTTGAGATCCTTACCATTATGGTTAAGGTTATAATATCCCATTGCACTTCTAAAGTATGCAGTAAATTTTTCTCCAGACCAATTTTCTGCATCGTCCCACTTTGGGCTATGATCTCGTTTGCTAGATTGAAGGGCCTGATGGGCTTTGATTCGTTTGGCAGTAGAAGTAGCCATAATTGCTCCTGAACATTGACTGTTTCAATAGTATAGCATCAAACTAAAATTTTGTCAACAGACTATTTACTAGTCGTGCAAAACTTTTGATCCAACAGTTCTTCGAACAATATCATCGTGGTTGAATTCGGCCCAGTATAGTTCAAATGCAACACCATCTTCTAGGCCTTCGAATTGATGTATCTTTCCTGGTTTGACTTGAGTAAATTCTCCCGGATTTAAAATGGTTTCGTCGATTAAACCATTTTGGTCATCTTGCCAGACTCGAACTAACAATTTTCCAGATTCAACGAAAAAGCCATTCCATTTATATTTGTGTAGGTGTTCCGAACATTTGAATCCAGATTTAAATTCAATCCTATGAAATTCTAGAACACCGTTGGCATGTATTAATTCAGTGCTGCCCCAAATTTTTCCTGATTTCATGATTGTTTATCTATAAATTCACTATATTTGAGCATGAACATAGTTCGTTTTGGTTCGTTGTAGAAATCTAAACAGATTTGAGTCATATACCCGTGCTGTTCTGTATACCAGCGATGTTCGCGGTCTAAAAATCCCAAAGTATCGCGCATTCGTTGTCGTATGAGTAGAACACTGGGTCTATAGTCTTTTTTAAGTTGTTCTCTCAGTTTTTCCCATTGAGCAGGTTTAAGAATAATTGGCTTACTCAAAGTGTTCCCAATCTCCGCCTTTGGCAGGTATCCAACCTAGTTTTTGAAAATCTTCTCGAATTTCTTTGGTTATCATACCTTCGGGCATGAAGCCAGTTCGAGCACGCCATTGTTCAGTAGTTTCTTTACCTTCTTCCTCGACGATTTGTCCGCCTATGCCACTGCAATACCAATCAATGTAGTCACCTTCTTGTCGCATGTCTGCAACAATGCCCCCGGCATGGCGCCACGAACAACTCCATTCTTTTTCCGTAAGAATAGGAATTACATCTAATTTGATAAAGCCGTTATTGCACAATGCTGCGTAGATGTTTTGAGCATAGTTTTCGTTGGCACGAGCCTTTGCCAAAATCCAATCAGTAGTAACAAGATCCCATTCCATGTTGTTTTCTCTGGCCTTAGGATCGTCCCACTTGCGGTCCTCTTGTTCAAGTATCTTTTGGAACATGTCCAAGTAATCCTCACTAGGAGTTTCGCCGTTTTCTTCACAGCGTTTTACATATCCTTCTTTTTGAAAGGTATGACGTTCTGGACTTTTAGATATCATTGCAAATTTCTTTTAGGTATTTCAACATCATCAAAATCAAAATCTTCTGGAATTTCTACCGGCTTAGAATTTTCTAGAAGTTCGCCGCTTTCTGCTAGGCGAGTAATTTCTTTGATCAACTCATCTAGTTCTTCTTGAGAACCGTCAAAGTTATCAAAACATCCGGGTGCAAATGTGATTTTAATTTTGTTGTCTGTGTCGTTCATAATTTAAGTCCAAAGTGAGTTGCGAATTTTGATAAGACGAATTAGCATTTCTTCATCTTCTTGTTCATAGGCTTCTTCAATTTCTCGACTCTTTTTTAGAGTCTGATCTCCAAATTCTCTTAGATCAGCAGGAGTTTTGTCGTCGCAAAACCAATCAAGATCTTTATTTCCATAAAGTTCTCTCTTGAGATCGCAGTACTTGGTCCAACCGCTGACATCGTATACATCTGGACGATTCGGATAAACTTCGGTCCACCACTTGTACAGTGCTAGAATTTCTAGGGCTTTTTCTGCTTGATAGGTAGGTTTTCCAATATTGGGACTACCAGGTTCACATTCATCTTCTTTCCAAACAAGTTCACTTTGCCACTTGAGATTGTCGAGACCTGCTTGTGGGCAGCGCCACAGACGCATGTTCCACCAGCCAAATCTCCACCACGGTGCATTGTATTTGGATCTAGATTCTTTATCCCAAACAAGGTGCCACCACGCTAGTTCGACTTCGACATAATCAACAAGTTCATTGAAAAGACAAGGCAAAAAGCGATTACCAACATCGCGCCACTGACCCGGTCTAATGTCTCTAGGGTGAGCGGTAAGACAATGAGTGCGGCTAATGAATCGATTGTTAATATAATATTTGATATCGTACAATCTGTCCACTGGCCACCAAATAAAATTTTGGATTTTATCCAATCCTTCTTCTGCAAGCCAATAACGGAAAGGATACTTTGTTTCTGCATCCTTCCGCCAATCACGCCATCCTTCAGCAGTCTTGGCTCCGTTTTTGGCTGTGCCTCGAAGCCAATCTGCGAAAGAACTGCAACTCCAGTAATGAGTTCTTTGTGCCATTATTCGTTTTTACTTCCAAATAGGTTCAACAAGTTTAAGAAAATGTTGATAAAGTTAATGTAAAGACTTAGGGCACCATTAACTTCCGCAGCAGGACTGGTATTTGACGACAGTTCTTCACGGATTCTTTGAGTATCCCAAGCAGTTAATCCAAGGAAAATTATAATGGCCAATGCGCTGATTACCGTTTGAGCCACAGAACTTCCTACGAATATGTTGATTATACTAGCAATAACGATTGCGATCAACCCCACAAACATCCATTTTCCTAGACTATCTAGGCTTTTTTTGGTAAAGTACCCATAGAAACTCATAGCACCAAATAAAACAGCAGCACCCATAAACGCACTAACAATACTACCTAAATTGTAAACTACAAAAATTGTAGCGAAACTGAGACCCATTAATGCTGCGAACCCGTGTAGCATTAGATGTGCTAGGGGAGCCGGAGGATTTGCATTTAATGCAATGCTAATTGCAAAGACTGCTACTAACGGTGCAAAAATTACAATCCATTTCATAAATCCTGTAAACAAGAATGACATCAATGCCGGGCTACTAGCAACCAGCATACTGATAATCATAGAAGTAAGGACAGCCAATCCCATATTAGCATAGACCTTACCCATAGCAGAATTTAATTCTCCTGCTGTTCGATAACTGGCCTGTGGCAGGCCATAACTTGCTCCAAACATATTTTTACTCCTTTGTAAGATAAGGTTTTAGGTCAGGTGCGGTCCACCCCGATGGCTTTAAGACCTTGCCATCATCTCTTTTTCTAACTTTACCAGTTTCTCGATCAATTTTGGCAAAATTTGTTCGCATAACTTCTTTCCATGCTCCTTCGCCGTTTGCACCCATACTATGAACAGCACCGATGGTAACAACTAAAATATCAATTAATGCATCTAGAATTTCTAACTTATCTTGATCCGAAATAGCCATGCTAAGTTCTCTACATTCTTCTTCGATAAGTTTAACATAGAGTTTAAATTGTTCTTCATTAAAGCCTGTAACTGTTTGATCGCAGGCGATCATAAACTTTTCTTGATCACGAAACGGATTCATATTTTTCCTTTATTTATTTTTTGAATTTTAGGTAAAATTCGCTGAGTTTCTTTTTTTCGAGTATTGCTATGATTGCAAACTCATAACCGAATGTTGATACACACACTTGGTGTTTCCATTCTGGTGTTTGATAAGCGTTCTTTATTACATATTGACCTGCTTCACTTTGTTCCCACTCCCATAAAGGTTGAGCAGCATGTAAAACAGGATCTTCATCAGTAACAATAAACCTATGTACTACTATTTTATGAAGTTCTTCAACTTCATTTTTATCATTTACTTTACATTGATAAAACATTTATGAACCCCACTTTAAATTAAACAAGGTTATAAACTTTTCAGCATCTTGTTTTCTAAGAAATATCCATTTATCATGAGATATTCTATTAACAAATTTCCAATTTTTTAGTTGTTCTGTTGTCCAATCGACACAAATATCTCTATTATTATATGATGCTGTATAATAGATATTTCCTTTAGATTTATACCAGTCTTCAGCAATATGAACAATCCATTTTTTAAAAGTAGATTTTTCTAATCTAGCTACGATCGTTGGACCTTCTTCTATCATTTTTGCAAAATAATGATAGTTAGGTTCTAACTGTTCTAAAGTCGAAATCCAAGCCGAGTTCAAGATTTTTTAGCCCTGTGATAATATCTTTTTTTAGGTTTGTTTTCTTTCATGTTCAGTGGTTGATGAACAACGGACAATTTAGATTTTTCTAATGCCGCATGAATTTCGGCTGCTGTAGGTTCTTCTATGTCATCGTCATCGTCAGATGCATTGTATCCTACTTTTTTAATAAATCGATCTACTATATCTTTAGTATTGATATTTCGAAATGCGCCGATAGGCCCGTGTTTATCTTGACTAATATTATGCCAAGTTCTAATTTCTAACAAGGGTTCGATCTCAGTAGGAATTGCTACTACATAATAAGGTTCGTCATCGTACCCCTGATAGTCCATGGTAAACTTTTTAATAATTTTACCTTCAACTAACCTATTATTTTTAGTTATACCATATATCCAGACCGAATCATCAATCTGGTAGTCTTTTTTAACTTCCATTTTAACTCACCAATTGTTTATCTTTTAATGAAGGATTTTTAGTTTCGAGCATGTCTTTGACAAATTTGATTGCTTTTCTATCTGTGTCATAGACATACTCTTGATCTTCATCTTCGGTTCGCAAAGTCACAATGACTCCATTTTTAACTTTGCGAATTTCTATAGATTCATACATAAAATTACCTTTTATTGTTTAGGTACGCTGAGATTATAGTTAAAGTGGAAAATTCCAATATGTGCAATCTCTTTACTTAATTCTTGATCACACCAAACTTCGAATCCTGCTTTTTGTGCTTGTTGACAAAAGAAAATGTCTTCTCCAATTTCTAAATTTAGAGAAGGAATAAATTCTTGTAGATAGTGTGGCTGAGGAATTTTTTCATAAACATGACGTTTAACTAAAACGCAGCCATGCGGTAATACATCAATTAATTCCATTGCCGGACTGTTATCAGTGGTTACGAATTCTCTAAAACTACCATTTGTTCCCATCATTCCTGTAAAGTTGGCGTTAGGGAAACGACGGCGTCGATAGTTTGCACCAACAATGTCTTTATTTCTTTTCAATAATCTAATAGGAGTATCGATTGGAAATTTCATGTCCGAATCGACCCACCAAATATAGTCAAAATTTGACTTTAAGAAAATGTCAACTAAGTTTCTTCGAGCAATTGTAATTACGCTTCCGATATTAAATGCGCAGTTGATTTTAACTCCGTGTGCTACTAAGTTAGCAGCCGCCATAGCCAAATGCTGAGCAAACTCTGCATTGACCATTTCCATAGCAGGCACAGCAATCATAACGCTGGGTTGCCTAGGAATTTGATCTGTGCTACCTGCTGGCGCAGTATTAGTTGTAGGTTTTTCTGTTGCCAGAGGAGTATTTTGTCTCGATGGAATATTAAGTTTTGTTTTTTTCATTTTTTTCCTTTTAATTGTGACCCTTCATTGATAGACAGATATCATAAAATTCTTTTTTGAGTGCGGGATCTTTTTCAAATGCACCTAACATGATTGCTGTGGTCATATCACTTTCATGTTCTCTCACACCTCGGTGTGTCATGCAATGATGCTCGGCTTTAACCACAACTGCAATATGCTCTGTCTTTGCATATTGTTTTAGTGCGTCGGCAATTTGCGTGGTCATTTCTTCTTGAATTTGAGGACGTTCACAGATGTGATGTACAAGTCGATTAAACTTACTTAGTCCTATAACTTCTTCTTGGGGGACAATTCCGACCCAACACTTACCTACAATATTTTGAAAGTGGTGAGCACAGGTACTGCGAATGCTAATAGGACCTGTGGTGTACAGACTTTTATATCCCATATTAGGAAATGCTGTAACTTTTGGAGTAGGTCTATATCGGCCGCTAAATGTTTCGTTGACAAACATTTTTGCAACTCGTCGTGCAGTATCTTGAGTATTATGATCATTGTCGGTATCAATAATTAATGATTTTAATACTTCTTGGAATCGATCTGCAACTTCATCGACTAGACGATCAATTTCGTTGTCTTTGATAAATTCTGAAATATTATCATTACAATGAAATCTTGCACCTGCATTTTTAATTCTTTCTCTAATTACTTGAGATAAGTTTTTTTCAGTAGCAAGTTTTTGAGCATCATCTGCTTTTACAAAGATCTGCGGATGAGTTATTGGTACATATTCTGGTTTTTCTTTACTGGCCATAATTTTATCTGGTTGAAATTGTGTAGTCATGTTGATCTCTTTCTTCAATAATATAGGATTATTTAGAATCTGTCAACCTTAACAACAAATTTTTCTTTACAGCCGCATCTAATACATTCATTTGAACATTTAAACTTTCTGCATATCTCAGTAAGGCAGCAGTATCCTTGGGGAAACAAGCGCCACCAAATCCGTATTCACCGTCTGGTCCGGGGACCTGTGTGTGACTATTGCCGACTCGCCCTGCGTCTAATGCAATCAGTTGTCTAACTTTATTCCAATCAACGTCGATAGATTTTGCAAGGTCGGCCATTTCATTCATGAATATAACTTTTGTTGCTAAAAAAGTGTTGATCGTATACTTTGTTAAACTGGCTTCTTTAATAGTACAGAAAAAAGTAGTTTCTAAATTTTTAAGACCTAGTCTAATGATCCTGTCTGCTTCGTGCATATAGGCTTTATTTTCTCCACCTATGATAGAATGTTTACTTGATAGATAGTCTTGTACAGCATTAGCAGCAGTTAAAAACTCTGGAGCATGAACAAGATTTGTAAAATTAGCCTGCAGACGTTCATAGACAGAAGGGGGTGCAGTTACTTTGGAAATGATTACCCCTCGAAAATCTTTTAGATTTTCTAAAACTGATTCTAATGGACTGGTATCACAACTTCCATCGGTGTTCATTGGACTTGGCACACAGATAAAGACACCATCGGTGTCATGTAAATCATTATATGTTCCAGTACACCCTTTTGACGGATCTGAATCAATTTCAATTATTTCGACGAAAGGATCGTCGTAGGATCGTCGTACTGCATTTCCTACAAATCCTAGACCTATTATTCCAATTTTTATTTTATTCATTAGTTAGTCCTATAAACATTAATTCTTTTTCAGTAACATTGGCAACAGGTTTGAGCCATCCATTTTTTAAACATTCGTCAATGATCAATAGATATTCGTACGGACATGAGTTAGATATTTCAAATCCTGCCCTTGGGGCTATAGTAAATCCATCACGAATTAAAAAATTTGGATTAGATTGTTTAATAGTTTTGATTTGGCTTTTACATACGTTAAATGACATGTTATTCGCTTACAAAAAGTACATGCTAATATAAATTAACGTGAAAATCAATGATTTATCCAATTATTTCTTCTGTAAGGTTTGCCAATGTTTGCCATTGGCAAGTATTTAATAATTTTCTTTTTTAACTTTTGAATTATAGGATGATCATAATTTTTTTCAAATGCTCTCACATACTTGTTCCAGGAGGGAGATATTTTTTTTCTTTCTAATTTGGTTTGATTCAAAAACTTTTTTATTTTTGAAACGTTGCCTTCAAAATGATCTTTTAATTCACAGGCAATATTAAAACTGTAAGCATCCATTTCATCTGGACAACCTAAATATTCTTGTTCTCTTCGAATATAGTCTATTGACGAATTGCTTCGATAATTTGCCAATATTTTAAATCTCCTGCTTCTGTATTGCTTCATATGTATGATTTCGTGTAACAGTGTGTCAGCAATCAATTTACAAATTGACTTGTATTTGTTTATTGAGATATAAAGGTTTGGATCTAAAAAGGAATATTCAAAAATAAGTTCTATACATTTTTTTCTGTCTTTGTCTAAATCACCGTGATACATGCCGCCTATATATACCCAGTTTACGTTTTCGTGAACATTTTTATATTTTCTACACTTAACTGGGGCTAATTTTTTGATATGATTAGTTATCATTTTATGAAACACATCAATTGATAATTCTTTTTTAATTATGTTTGGCATTATCATTAACATATGATCAACAATGTCTTTTCGATTTAAAACTGACCAATCAAAATAACTCATAATTTTCTCTAAAATATTTTTTGTAATCGCTAAAATTTGTCAGCAGTTTTAGTGCTCGGTAAATATGTGCAATTATATTTACAAATAAACTATGTACGATGTTGTTTTTATCAGTTTCAACGAGCCAAATGCAGAAAAAAATTGGCAAATTTTGAAGAAAAAGAACGGTAAAATTAAAAGAATACACGGTATAAAGGGTATTCAAAATGCTCATAAAATTGCGGCTAAACTAGTTGATACAGAGATGTTTTATGTAGTAGACGGTGATGCTATAATTTTAGAAAGTTTTAATTTTGATTATGAAATTCCAGAGTATGATACTGGAGCGAAAAAAACTGTTCATGTTTGGAGAAGTAAAAATCCGATAAATGATCTGGTCTATGGTTACGGTGGAGTTAAATTATTACCAAAACATTTGACTCAAAATTTGAACATTAAAAATCCAGATATTGCAACCAGTATAAGCGATTTTTACAAACCTGTCAATGTTATCAGTAACATTACCGAATTTAACACAGATCCATTTAACACTTGGAAAAGTGCATTTAGAGAGTGTGCTAAATTATCTAGCAAAATGATTGATCGCCAAAAATCTTTTGAAACTGAAGAACGCCTCGAAGTTTGGTGTACGCGGGGCATTGATAGACCATTTGGAAAATTTGCAATTGATGGAGCCAAGGAAGGAAAAAAATTTGGCCTTCAACACAAAAATGAAATGAATATGATTAACAATTTTGATTGGCTTAAAAATAAATTTAAGGAAACATATGGAGAGATCAATTAATCTGTCTAAGTATGATGTTATCTTTTTGAGTTACGATGAACCAAATGCAGATGAAAATTATCAACAATTGGTTACAATGATACCATATGCAAAAAGAGTGCATGGAATAAAGGGCAGTGATACTGCACACAAAGAAGCAGCAAGAAAATCAGAAACAGAAAGATTCGTTGTAATCGATGGTGACAATTTTTTAACAAAAGAAAACTTTGTTAAACAAAAATTAATTATCAAAGATGATTTGATAGATATCGAGAACTCTGTTTTTTCTTGGCCAAGTTTTAATACAATAAATGGATTATTATACGGTAATGGAGGAATTAAATGTTGGCCAACTGATCTTGCCTTGTCTATGCAGACTCATGAAAATGCTCCTGATGATAAACCTAGATCTAAAATAGATTTTTGTTGGGATATAAATTATATTCCTTTGGATTTATCATTTAGCGAAATAAGAAACAATTCATCAAAATTGCAGGCATGGAGAGCAGGATTTCGAGAAGGAGTAAAAATGAGCCTTGACAAGGGTCTTCGTCCCCAACATGTTTCAGATTTGTGGCATGGGAATGTTAAAAGATTATTAGTTTGGGCAACTGTTGGCAGTGACGTAGAATATGGTACTTGGGCAATATTAGGAGCAAGAATGGGATGTTGCAAAGTACTTTATTCAAATTGGAATTTTGAACAAGTTAGAAATTTTGATTATTTAAATTCTTATTGGGAAAATGAACTATCTGACTTATCTGAAGATGATGTCCAAGAAAAAATTGAAACATATAGCAATTTATTAAAAGGCATTTTAGAAATTCCAGAAATGTTTACGCCAAGACAAAGTAAATTTTTTAAACAATTCAATTTTAATACTCCGAGACAGTCTAATTTAATTTTTACAACATTTGAATAACGGAAAAAATATGAATACAGAAGAACTACTTGACCGATTAGAATTACTTTATCCTGATAACAATTTAATTGTTGACCTAAGAAAATCTATTTTGAGCGATGATAGATTTGCATTATTTAGATTAATAAAACATTTAAGCGATACACCTTTGGTAGAAGCATTAAGAAAAATTGATAGAATCGAAGAATTCGATAACGATGCATTTAGTCGTGGACAGATTAAAAGTAAAAAATGGATTATCAAAGAATTAGAAAAATTAAATGTTGAATTAGGAACTGTATTTCTTTGTGCAGGTTGGTATGCTACATTGGCTGCTATGTTATTTGAAAGTAACTGCAAGATTGAAAAAATAAGAAGTTTCGATATTGACGAAAATTGTTTAACGATTGCTAATACTGTTAATAAAAAATATATTTTAGAAGATTGGAAATTCAAAGCAACAACGTATGATATTCACAAGATGACATATCCGTTAGTGTATGATACGTTAAGAGCAGATCATTCTGTTGTTACATTGACTGATAATCCCGATACTATCATTAATACTAGTTGCGAACACATAAGAAATTTTAAAGATTGGTATGATAAAATTCCAGATGGAAAATTATTAGTGATGCAAAACAATAACTATCGTGATATTGAAGATCATGTAAATTGTGCAGAGTCTTTAGAAGATTTTGCTAAACAAACTCCTATGACACAAGTGTTGTATGAAGGTGAATTACAACTAATTGATTACACCCGTTACATGAGAATAGGGTACAAATAAATTAGTCGGTCCATTCTTTTATTAAACCCTTTGGTCTATATGATTCAGACGGGAGTTTAATATTTTTTGAAGTTCGATAAGTTTTAACTAATTTAAATAAGATATTGTTTTGTTTACAAATGGATCTAGCAGTTTCTATTTGATGTTCGTTGAATTCAAATACAATAAATTGCCAAATTATTTTTTTATTCAATTTACTACCCAACATCATAGCATCAAAAATTAATTGAGAATTTTGTCCCCTTCTGTACAAGTAACTAGTATCCGGTAGACCGTCTAATCCAAACATCCACAAAACATTATCACCAGTCAAATCAAAGGCCTTTTCATACCATTCAATATTTTTTTGATGTGCTGCTGTGTGTATCTTAAATTTTTTATTTGGAAACTCTAGAGAACAAATTTTTAAAATTTCAAAAAAATCTTTATGGTAAACTGGGTCAGATATTTGACCGCATAACGCTATTGTGTTATTAAAAAATTTGCATAATTTTCTAAAATTGTCTAAAGAAATATCAGATGACTGAGAAATTTTTTCCTTCATGTAATTTCTTTTTTCTACTTTTTTATCTACGAGATCTGTTCTCAAACATTGAGAACATTGCAAAGGACATTTATATGTTAGTTCTATATTTGAACTACCTTGTTCTTTTTGAATATTTAAAAATTCATCAGCATCAATCATTTTTACATTTTTCGTGACATTTTTTTGGAGCCAATTCTGGTTCTTCTTGCAGTATTCTTATAAAACTTTTCCATTGATTACTTTTAACAATATCTTCGACAGAATTGTTATTTTCTAATTTTAGTTCATTATCGTATAGACCTAGTTCTACTAAAGTTTTTTTTGACCATTCTGTGTCAAGCCAACAACACGGAAGAAGATACCCGTCGGAACAATAGGCAATTCCCATGACAACACCGTTGTTATCTTTATACATGCATCTTGGTTTAAGTGTTATCATATCTTATTCCTAATATTTCTGTTGCTCCTAAAATATTTTTCTTTACAGCATCTGGGTCGCCTTGTATTTTTCCTATTACAGCATGTCCTATTGCACATTTAGGATCATCTTGGTAAAATCCTAATTGATTTAACTTCGGCGACATTCTTTCCCACCAATCTACAAATGCTTGAGTTTTTCCAGGGCCTCGTCCAAAGATAATATTAAAATCTGGACTGTACCTATGTTGAGGTCTAATGTTATCATCACCTACTATATCATCCCCGTCTTTGAAACAGTCCCAAATTGTTTTTCCTTTGTGACAATAATTTAGTCTTATATCGCCTGGCTCGTAATTTAAAGTCCAGTGTTGATAATCCTCGTCATCTAATTCAAACATTGGGCGTTCTTTGAAATGCACTACAATTCTTCCATAACTACCTAGATCTTCCCATCTATGTATCAACACATTATATTCTTCAATTACTTTTTTAATTTCCCTGGGGGCGTCTCTGTAAAATTCATTGGGACTGTCGTTTTCTCCTCTCATTAATTCAAAGTAATGATGTAGGATGTTTGAGTCAGTTTGTGAAAGTTGTTGAGATAAAATTTTAAAATCAATAAACTGTTTATAGTTGTTTATAGTTTGAATGCATTGATTTATTTGATTAATAATTTTTAATTCGTCCCATTCATTGTTTAGATTATAGATTCTGTTCGGTTGTGCTATGGGATAGCCAGCGTCGATATGTTTTTTAAGAACTTTTGCCCATTTTTTAGATAATGAGTGATCAAGTTCCTTAAATTTAATTGTGGCAACGTAATTTCCTTTTTTTAAATCAAGATAAAACACTTAAATAGTTTCTCCTAATTTTATAAATTTGTTTGCAATTTCTCTGAAATCTAATTCATTGCTGGCTTTGGTAACACAAATACCGCACCCGCAATGAGTATTGGGGCAAATGATAGTAGGAGTTCTACCGTTTTCAAATTGTTTTTCTAACCACTCTAAATATCTGTCAGATTCGGTCAAAGACGTAATTGGGCCAACTTCGTTTGTAAATTTTGCTTTGGTAAATTTTATCATGTCAATATCAACTTCTGGAGTATTAGGAAGTTTTGCCATGCACGTTTGATGATGGTATACAGCGTTTTTATCTTCTTCTATATGTAAGAAAAACCAATTTACCATGCAGTTATACCCTTTAAAATTACTTTGTTCAATAAATGCAGCGTTCTTAATTTCTCCGTTATCTTTAACAGTCATACATCTACCACCGCAACACATTCTCCCCATTTTTCTAGCAAGTCCATCGGTTACTTCTGTTTTTATTTCTATTGCTTTTGGTTGTGATTTTTCTAACAAACTAGTATCAATCTTTTTTGTAACAATTGGATCTTCAACTTTTATTACATTAACGATTTCTTTCATGTCAACAATTTCTTCGACTTTTTTTACATTGATTGGTGAATTATCTACTTTTATTTCAATAATTTTTTTTGTTTTGAAATTGTCTTTGGTATAGTCAAAAATGTTAGTTCGTTTTTGTTTTTTAAAATTAGCATTTGCTGCTTCTTGATTTTTCTTATTCCAATGATTTTTAAGATAATCTAATTGTTCAAAAGTGTATGTGTGCGATGTTCGACGCATGGCACCGTCCATATCTTCAAACCATTTAGATTTAAATTTATTATCATCACCAATTACTCTGGGAATGTATTTTATATCATTGGGCTTTAAGAAATTTTCAATTAAATCAACGCATTCGTCGAAATAATCTTGATGCATCATTACATTTACTTTTAATTTACTAGGATTTTTTATAGTGTTTCGAACCCATTTAAGGTTATGTCTAACAAGATCTTTTTGTTTTTGTGTACCTTCACAATGATATGAAACTGTAATGCTATCTAAATGATCTAATAAAAATTTTCCTTTTCTTTCGTTCCATGTTCCATTAGTGGTTAGGTTCAATTTCATATAAGGATAATTTTCTTTTAAAAATGATAAAAGATCAAAAAATGCAGGGTTGACTGCTGGCTCTCCTCCTGTAAATGAAATCATCAAATTCCAATTTTTTCTATGATGTTTAGAATATATAGAATAATATTTGTCAATAAATTGAGCAGTTTTTTTGTATTGTTCGAGACTGTTTAACGGTGCAGTAGTTGAATGCATCCACGATGTGCAATATGTGCAATCATAGTTGCATCTCCGCCCTAAGTCCCATACAATCATCATTAATGGGTTTTCTTGATCTGAGTAGATATAATCTAGCATAATATTTTTTTAGTTAATAAATTTTGATGCAGTATGTAGTCCTAAACATCCGCAATCTCTTAATTGCTTACAAATTAATTTTTCATCATTGACGATAAAATTTTTTGAAAAATCATTAGAAAATATATTTGTCATATTGTTAAGATAAAATTGACCACACGACATCATTCCCACGTCACCATTTAAAAATATTTGAACAAATTCCTTGTGTCCCTCGCAGGTGTAATTAAAAAAATTTTCAGAATAATTTATCAAATTTCTCATATCCCATCCTACTGTTTTTCCATTTTCAAGTTTTATTAAAGTTTTAAAAACGGGTGGATTTATCGAGTATGGTAACAAACTGTTAATTATTTTACTTTGATCTTTGTCATACGATATTTTTCGTTTTGAAGTAGACCTTAACGTTTTAATATATAAATTTGTTTTCAACTTTTGTTCAATTATTATATTTCTTAATTGTTCATATAAATTTGTTGATTTGTCAAAATGTAAATCATCTATGATAAAATGAACACTGATTGAAACATCATTACCGATTTCTTTGATTAAATTAACAACGTGATCAAAATTTGTTTCTTCTACGTGAAAACTAAGACTGATAAAATTAATAAATTTTTTGTTATCGTTCCACCAATTAATGGTTCGACTTCCGTTTGTAACCATTGATATTTTTCCAAGTGTGCTACAAAAATTTATTAAGTTTTCAAAATCGTGAAATAAGGTAGGTTCACCTCCACCAAAATTAAAAATAATACTTTTATCATTATTTTTTCTAATTTGATTAATCAAATGTTGAATATTATTTTTTACAGTATCATTTATCTTTGGTGGTCGTATAGTGCCACTGTTGCAATCATCAAAACAATAGCCGCATTTGAAATTGCAAAAATTCCCTAAAGTCCAATCAATTGTTATCATGTCTGATTCATTTTTGATTTCGATTATTTTTGTTCCGTGCAATTTCATTATAATATTTATGGTCTAAAGATTTATAGAAATATTTTACTAAAGTTAATAGGAATTGTAAATAGTTCTATGAGCGATTTAGTATTAGACCATTGGCATGTTGAAGTTTCCAGTATTTGTACATTGAAATGTCCGAGGTGTACAAGGGCTGAAGTACCTGAAACCTTATTAAACAAACAATTGGATTTAAATTTTTTTAAAACACAGATTACTGAAAGTAGAATCCGTGATATACGAATGATGAACTTTTGTGGTAATGATGGTGATCCAATTTACTGCAAAGAATTTTTGGAAATTTGTTCATGGATAAAAAGCATTAATCCTATCATTAATATCAGAATTGTTACAAATGGTAGTTACAAAACAGCCGAATGGTGGCAATCTTTAGCAAGTATATTAAACGAGCACGACGAAATAACATGGAGTTTAGATGGTTGGGATCACGAAAGCAATAATAAGTATAGAAAAAATTCTGATTGGGAAAGTATTATTGTTGGTATAAATTCTTTTTTTAAAAACAATAATTCTACATATAGAGTTTGGGGAATGATTCCATTTAGTTTTAATCAAGATATGATGGAATACCAAAAACAGATGGCTAAAGATTTGGGTTTCGATCAGTATCGTATAACCAAAAGTTCTAAATTTGGATATTATAATATTAAATGGTCAAATGATGGATTTGATGAATTGCAGCCTAGAATGGATTTAGTTTCTCCTTCTTACAAGTATGAAGTAACTGCTGAAGACCTAACTTCAAAGATTCGACCAAATGATTATTCTGTAGTATGGAAAAGAACGCTTAAATTAAAAACTTTTGAACTAAGAGCAAAAAGTTGTTTAACAGGAGAAGTTGGAGTTTTTATAAACAGTCTAGGAGAGTTTTATCCCTGTTGTTGGTCAGGTAATAGATATAGCGTTAACAATTATTGGTTAGATTTAGCAAAAACAAAATTTAATTTAAAATTAAAAACGTTAGATGAAATACTTTTAGATCCTTTTTGGAAAACAGACTTCTTAAAATTTGACAGTCGTATATGTAAAATAAAATGTTCAAGGAAGGTTGAACCTTATCAAAAGAAAGATTAAAATGAATACAATACCGAATAGAATTTTTTTTACTGGAGCACCTGGAAGTCGATGGAGTGGGATTTCTCAAAATTTAGAAAAACTTTTAGATCTAAATACTTCTGATAGAATTGCAGAAAGAGAATATGATCATAAAAATTTTACAGGTCACAAAGGAGCATATTTTGGAAGAGGTATGGAGTTTGAGTCAAAATTAAATTTAGAATACCTCGACAGTGCTTGGTCAAATTTAGAAAAACCAAGATTGATTAAAAGTCACGATTGGGCATACCAGTTAGACGAAATAAAAAGAACTTTTCCAGAAAGTTGGATATTACTGGTGTATCGACCGGATATACTATGCTATTCTTGGTGGCACGAAGCAGGCGGCTTTAATATTACATACCCAAATTATTCTGAATACAAACACAGTATTAACATGTATTCCGAGATTATGCAGCAAAATAAATCTATTTTAGATTTTGCATACAAACAAAATGCTGTATGGTACCATTTTACTCAATTATTTTTTGAAAAAGAATTTAATAAAACAGTAACCTTTGACAGCGAAATTTATAAAGACTGCTTAATCTCTTTAATCAAATAACTTTGTGAAATACAAAATACAATCTTTCATTGTTGTCTATCTTGAACGTTTCGAGATGTAAATTGTATTTTTTGGATAAGTCATAGACGAACTCAAACGACCACGGAAATATATCAACGTATGGTCCGTTTTTCCAACTGATTCCGGGATTTGCTCTAAAATACATTTTCCCGTTATCCATCAATAGTTCAACTAACCTTTGAAATCTAATTTCAATATCATCTTTATTATTAAAGTTTAGACTTCCAAATGCAATGATGTGATCAAAACTTTTTGGTTCAATTTTAAAATCTAATATATCAACCATGTAATCTGCACAGTTGTTATAAGGATCAATGCCAACGATATTTTTAATTCTGTTTTTAAATGGGTTATAGCCGCAGCCAAAATCTAAAACTGATTTTGGATTCTGTTTATTAATTTCTTCAACTACCGCCCACCCGCTATACTGGTACTGCTCAGTTGTAGGTTTCCAAATTTCACCAAAGAATCTTTTCATATAATTTTGATCTAACCTGTTTACTATTTCTTCTATAGTACCAGAAAGATCAATATTATCAAACTGAAGTTCTTGTTTGATATTGTTTTCAAATTTTTGAAACCTGACAGGTGTCCAAGGTAACTCTTTTACGATTGTATTTTTTTCTAAATTATCAATAATTTTTTTATATTTTGGTAAATTAAAAGAATTTTGTAAATTTTTTGTTATTAAATTAAAAATTTTAGTATTCATTTAAAAATTTTTCCTTTCGATGAATATTTTTATAAATATCTTAGAATTTATATTCATTTTACATATTTAATATAGAGGAGATGTATCAATGGAAAAAACGTTTATAGGACTTTTATTTTTCCCAATTATGGCCTTTGCATGGGAACCAACTAAAACCATTACTGTAATTACACCTGTTGCACCGGGTTCAGGCAATGAAATGGCATTTAGATCTGTATCTAGTATACTAGAAAAACAAGGAAAAGCAAAATTTATTTTTGATTATAAGGCAGGTGCTGATGGAAACATTGGTATGAATATTTTCAGTAAAAAACCAGCAGACGGATTAACTATTGCTATCCCAGCATGTCAAAGTACTTTTGTTGCCAGCGATATTCATTACAAACATATGATTGAATTTGATCCAATGGAATTTTCTTTAGTTACGAACATTGGAAAAAGTCCTTTAGCATTTATTGCAAGTGCATCTAGCAACGTTGACAATGTCCCCGAATTGATTAATGCTGTTCAAAAAGAAAATAGGATATTAAATTTTGCAACAGGCGGTGCTGCACATCAGTTAGCATTTGAATATTTTATGGATAAAGTTCAAGGCAATCGAAAATTTGCTCAAAATGTTCCATATAAAGGACCACTACCGGCCGGACAAGATGTTGCTGCCGGCGCTGTAGAATTTGGAATTATTCCAGTGGCTGTTGCTAATACTTTAGTACAGACAGGAAAAATTAAAATTCTTGGAATAGCCGGTGAACAAAAACTTGCTGCAATGCCCAATGTTCCTTTAATGAAAGATTATGTTCCTGGATTAAACGTCTATGCTTGTTGGAATATTGTCTTACCAAAAAACACAGATCCAAAGATTGTGCAATGGTATACTGACAATTTTATTCCTGCATTGAACAGCAGTGAATTTAAAAAATGGGCAGATGAAAATATGATTATTGTTGATAAAAATGCACAAGGTTCCGACAATCTTAGAAAGGATATGTTATCTTTAAGAGCACAATGGCAACCTTATGTAAAGCAAATGCCGAGCCCAAAATGAAAATAGGTCTAAGTTTAGAAACTACCCTCAAATTAAGAAATACATGGCATTCGGCTATCAATCATGAATGGTATGATTTTTTAAAGGAACATCAAATCGTTCCTTTAATATGTTATGATCAATATAATGTAAAAGATTATGATCTAATTATATTATGTGGTGGTAACGACATGCATGATATAACAACGTGGAGGGATAACAATTATCCTCCACGGGACGAATTTGAAAAAAAATTAATCTTAGATGCTGTTGATTCTAATGTACCTTTAGTTGGAATTTGTAGAGGAAGTCATTTTATAAATTATGTCTTGGGAGGAACTCATAAATTAATGGAAACTCCGTATGATAATGTTGCAGTTCATTTAGACCCATTTGATGTTACTTGTCATCATTCTATTATGATTGATAAATTAGCACCGGGATTTGATGTTTTGTTAAACGATAATAACGGTGTTATAGAATTAGCGATCCACAAAGAAAAAAGAGTATTAGGTATAGGATGGCATCCCGAAAGATCTATTAATAATCATACGAGATCGTATATACTAGAAATTATTAAAGGTCTTTAATTGATTGACTTACTTGTTATAAATTTAATCTATGTTTCTTATAGATTGTTGGTAAGCGGAGTTATTGTAAAGTTTTTAAATCGATATCTCCCTTACTACATTGCTGTATTTGTAATGGCGCAATTAAGTTTTGCCTATGACACATTTATATTTGGATTTTATTTTAATTCGGTAGAAATACCAGAGTTAATTGAATATATAAAATCCGATATAATTTACACCCTTCGAGTAATTGCTGCTTGGTGGTTAATAAGACAAATTTGGAATTTTATTAACAATTATTGGATATCTGTGTTCATTGGTGCAGAGATAACATTCGTCTTCGATTATTTTATCTTTAAAAATCTCTATAGTTAAATAGTTGACAAAAATTCTAAGGAAATTTATGGAAAATATACAAGATATTAAAGATACTGTGAAATTTAGATTCAATCCCGAAAGATGGAATGGCTTCAAGGCGTTTGAATATTATAAGTATACCGGTGTAAATTTAATTAATGAAATTAATGAATTAGACCCGGACTTGGTTATTGATGCAGGGTGCGGTCATAATAGATTTAAAGGTCATATTAAAAATTTAATCGGCTTTGATTCTGAACCATTTCCCTTTGCAGATATTCATATGCCAATTGAAGAAATTAAATTTAGAGAAGAATCTGCCGATGTTGTTTTAGCATTAGGCAGTATTCAATTTGGAAATAGGGAATTTGTTGAGTCTCAGTTAAAAAAAATAGTTTCTTGGGTTAAGCCCGGTGGTTTTATTGTAATGAGAACATTTCCAAATATAAGTCAGTTAAAGAATAGTTATTCTTGGACGGAAGATGATATTCGTGATTTTTCTGAGAAATTTAATTTAAAAGTTATAAAGGGTGTGTATTTTGAAAACATACCAATTTCTGGAAACGTAAGAATGGCATGGTGGTGGCAAAAAGAAGGCACATTAAAAAAATTTAAAATTGACACCATTAACTGTACTATAGAAGAGAGATAAAATGATTGATGAAAGTAAACTAATATTTTTTACCGGAGCACCGGGTTCTAGGTGGAGTTCTGTTTATTACATTTTAACTAAAAATAAAAAACTACCTATTAATATCAGTGACCAAAATAAATCAAGGGAATATTTTCATAGTCTTACAAATAATACTATTGGACACCAAGGATGCTATTGGGGACCGGGAAATGAGTTTGGTAAAAAATTTCATGAATTACCTTCGATGACAAAAGAAGAAATTATTAATGAAATTGATGCAGCGTACGAAGATAAGACCTGGGACAAATATAGAATAGTTAAATCTCACCATTTTGCACTTCATCTTGATTTTATAAAAAATACTTTTCCAAAAAGTAAAATTATAATGGTTTTAAGGCCAGACAAGTATGCTTATTTTACATGGATAAAATCTGGAGGTTTTGAAAAAATTCAATATCCTGATTACCATGAATTTTATAAAGATCCGGACAATTTACTTAAATGGATTAACATTGAAAATTTTAAAACTAGAAGTTTTATAATAGAAAATCATTTAGAAGTTAATGTAGCCAATGATTGGTATTGGAAAAATAAGTGGGGAATTGAACGATCAGAATTTCCAGATCTAGAAAATTATTTTCTTGTTTTAGAAAAAAATTATATTACAGAACCACAATTAACGATGGATGTTCAAATTTGTCATTATAATTTTAATTTATGATCACTAATGAAATTAAGTGTGCTTGGATAGAAAATATGATTTCTATAGAAACGGATGGTTATACCAGACCGTGTTGCGGAGAAAATTCTATCCAATCTCAAATTTCACATATATCAAATGGCATCTTAAATTCTTTTAACGATAAAAAAATAATTTTTTTAAGAGACGAATTAAAAAAAGGATTTTCAAAAAATACAATGCCTTTTTGCTTTCGGTGTGAAAATTTAGAAAGTAGAAATCAAAAAAGTTTAAGAACTAAAACTAAATTTTTAAGTTCAAATAGAGAATTAAAACTCATTCAATTTAAAATGAGTAATAAGTGTCAGTTAGCATGTTTTCATTGCGGCCCTAGTCAAAGTTCAACGTGGGCAAAAAAACTTAATCTTTCTTCAAAGATTAACAAAGGATTTAAAATAACTGATGAATTTTTAAATGAACTATCTACAATTTTACCTAATTTGTCTGTAATTAAGTTCACCGGGGGTGAACCTTTTCTAGATTTTAATCATTGGAAAATATTAGAATACTTAAAAAAATTTGATAGGTCTCATTGTGAATTACATTACATAACAAATGGTATATCAAATTTTAAACCCGTGTTGTGGGAAGGATGGAAAACAATAAAATGTTCTGTAAGTATTGACGGATTTGAGGAGAGTTACGAATGGTTTAGAAGAGGATCTACTTGGGACAAAATATTAGTAGGCGTACAAAATTTAAATGATTTTTCAGAAGTTGAAATAAATTATTCCCTAACTCCTTTTACTATACAGGATTTTTTAAAAGCCAAAAATTTTTGGAAATATAAATTTACCGCGATACCTATTGTGTATCCATCATATGCAAATCTCGTTAATTTTCCAGAGAAGATAATACACACAATAGATAATTTTCAATCTATACCATTTTCTGCTTATTCAAAAACAGATGATGTAAAAAATTATGTAACATGGGCTAATAAATGGGATTCAATGTGGGCAACCCCTGGCTGGGCTGATAAAATTTTTTGGTGGGTTAAAGAATTTAATGATGCAAACAAAACAAATTTTTGAAATAATTGATTCGGCCCTTGTACAAAATTTAATTGATTATTATAACGAAATTGGTACTTATGATACAGTTTCTATGAATAAGGCGCCTCCGGGTAAAGCATTAGATATTGTTAGGACTATATTAGAAGAGCAAATAGGAAAAAAGTTAGATTATGTGCAGGGAAATTTTTATAAACACAATCAGCCCTACTTTCCACACACAGATTATAAAACCTATCAGAATGGAAAAATAAATGTAGTAATACCATTATCATTTTCTAGTGAGTTACCCCATCTAATTATATTTGATCAAATTTGGGAACTAGATAGTGTTACTTGGTGTATGCATCATCCAGTAAAAAATTTTAAAGTAAACATTGGAGTTAAAGGTTCTCCATACGAATATCCTGTTACTGGCTTAACTGGGGAACCAATAGACAAAGAATTACATAAAAATTTTTTATCGCAGTATCCTTTTCAAACTTTATTTGGTCTAAGTGGAAATGCTTATCCATTTAGTTCGGGTAGTGTTATTATATTTGACTCGAGAAGAATTCATTGCACGGCTAAAATGACCGGGGAAAAATTAGGATTAACGTTGAGGTTTAAATGAAATATGCAATTACAGGACATACCTATGGTATTGGTTTAGAAATTTTTAATAGATTAAGTCCAAACATATTGGGATTCAGTAGATCGAACGGATACGATATAAATGAAAATTCTTCTCGGTTGAAGATAATTGAAGAAGTGCAAGACTGCGATGTTTTTATTAACAATGCCCAAAACAAATTTGGCCAAACTTTAATGTTTATAGATCTATGGAATAGTTGGTATAACTTAAGAAATAAAACTATAATAAATGTAGGAAGTAGAATTGCAGATATAAAATATCTTCCAAATAATAAACTTAATTTGTTACATTATCAGGCAGAAAAAGTAATGCTAAAAGAAATGTCAAATAGAGTTATTGGGTTTTGTAAAGTAAAATATGTATCATTTGGATACGTAGGAACATCTAAAATTTTAGAAAAATATCCAACCATGGATAAAAAGAATTACATTTCAGTAGAAGAGGCTGCAAATATTATTCTGCAATCATAAACCAAATAAATATTTTTATGAATTATTTAGAATATATCGATACTATTCCAAAAATAGATCAATCACTTATTGACGAAGCATATTGGTGTATTAACAACAATAAAAATGTATATCCGGATGATAGTTATCAGTATTACAAAACATTTAATGCCGGAGAAAAAATAAAAAATTTTGCTTATCAATATTTTACAGTCGATTATTCAGCAAAGATACATATTGTTTATAAAGGTCTTCCTATCCATAAAGATCTAGTTAGGAAAGAAGCCTTCAACTATATTATTGATCCTGGTGGAGATAATGTATATACATGTTTTTTTGATGATCAAAAAAGATTTAAACAAAAATTTTTAATTGAAAAAGAAAGATGGCATCGAATTCAAACTGATGTATATCATTTTGTAATGAATATTTCTCACCCTCGAATTGCTATAACAATATCAAAATTAAATTAGGAAAATTATGGACGTAGTTTTTTGGAATGATATGCCCAATCCGCCGACAAATTTGTCTGCCAGAACAATGGGAGTTTATAAGATTGCAGGTTATATTAGAAATCACGGGTATACTGCTCAAGTGATAGATTTTGTTACTGCATGGTCGCAGGAAGAACTTTGGAAATTAACAACAAAATTTGTTACTGAAAAAACTATGGTTCTTGGTATAGGTATGACTCACATTTATCACGCTCATCATATCGGCGGAAGTTTTGTTCCTGAAACTTTGATGAATGTACTTATAATGCTAAAAGAAAAATATCCTAAATTAAAAATTATTTTAGGTGGGCACATTGGAAATAGATTTAAAGGATCACCTTTAGTAGAATGTGTTGTTACAGGATTTGCCGAAGATACATTTTTAGAATTATTAAATCATTATAAAAATGGAGACCCTCCTCCTCAGGCTAGAAGAGTATTGTTGCCATCTGGTGACAAAATGATGTTAAATTATCATGCTCCAAATAATTCAAAATACAAAATTGAAGGAGACAATTTCAAATTTTCTAATCAAGATTTAATTTTTCCCAATGAAACACTTCCTATAGAAGTATCTCGAGGATGCATTTTTAAATGTAAATTTTGTCAGTTTGACCTTTTAGGAAAGGCAAAAATGGATTATATTAGATCCATGGAGTGTGTTAAAGAAGAACTAATACATAATTATGAAAATTTTGGAGTAACTAGTTATTACGTTGTCTGTGACACGTTTAATGATACAGTTTTTAAAGTTAAAGCATGGCATGATATGATACAAACATTGCCATTTAAGATTCAATATACTGCATATATTAGAGCAGACTTAGTATGGTCTTTTCCCGAAACTGTTGATTTATTAAAAAATTCTGGATTAGTAGGAGCAATGCACGGAATAGAAACATTACATCCTCGAGCATCTATGTTAGTAGGAAAAGGATGGAGTAGTAAACATGCCAGAGATTGGCTTCCTAAACTATATAATGAATTATGGAATAAAGAAGTAACACAGCATTTAAATTTTATTGTTGGACTACCTTACGACACAAAAGAAAATTTATTAGAAACAATTAAATGGTATAAAGAAAATGATCTACACAGTATTAAATTTACTGCACTTGGATTTTTCTCAAGTGCATTAGCATGGACAGTTACTAGTGAATTTGATAAAAATTCTAGTAAGTATGGATTTAAAGTTGACAGTAACGGAAAATGGTTTAATAATGATTGGACGCAACAAGAAGCAGAAGATTGTTCGAAACAAATTGATTTAGAATTAAAACCACTTGCTAGACTGCATCCGTGGACATACATGCATTTGACTAGTTTAGGTTACGATAAGAACACTATGTTAAGAGCAAGACGTAGTGAACTAAATTGGGAAGAGATCAAAAGAAGAAATACTGCGTTTAGAAATTTGTATTACGAAAAGTTAATGTCTATATAAATTTTATTTTTTCCCAATCAAAAACAAAATTTGATTCTAACTGTTCATAGCATATCCATTGTTTTGTATAATTTATATTAACTGGAAAATCTAAAACGTTTATTCCGTTAAAGAATAAATCGCCTTCAGATCGTTTGTTAATCCTATTATTCTTTTCTCCCAACCTATTTCTTTTGAAAATTTCTATAATGTTTTTGTTGTATTCGTTAAATGTTAACGCAATTATTTTTCCTGCTTTATCTATTACCCATTTTTTTTGCATAGGAAAAAAGTATTCTTTAATTACAGATTGATTTCGAAATCTTTTGTCAATCCAAGTCCTAGCACCTGCAATATAAATTTCATTAGAAAAAGAACTTTTATAAACGCCGCTACATCCTACTATTTGATCATTATAAAATAGTATAAAAAATATTCCGTTTGGTTCAGTAAACGTTGGTGTTTTATCTAGTTTATATAAAATGGTGTGCTTAGAATTTTCATTTTCATCCCACATGTTAACACTTGCTGGGTCTTTTTTTTCTGTCGATGCTAATTTGCAAAACTCAATGAATTGTTGTGTTTCTATAACACTGAGATCTTTGTAAGACTTAACGCGATAAGACATATTATTTTTTTAAATATTTTTTATAATCTTTTGGAAATACCAATTCACTTTTCTTCATAAGAACTGCTAAATTTGAATATTGAACATTGCCATTCCATGGTGAACCTGCGGCTATAGTAAGTTTATAATCATTGTCGAAATTATACATACCATGTGGCCAACTACCGTCCATTATAAATGGACCATCAATTTCTGGAACAAAAACATCTTTGTTTTCGTTTTTAAAATAAAGAGTACTGGTTTTGCCTTTAATCACATATCTGAATTTGTGCTGTAATGTTCCAATATCTTTTTCATCACAATCTATATGCTCGTTGTTTTTATCATTTGCATGTGTTAATAAAGCCATGATTCGAGTTTTTGTTCCCATCCACGGAAAAATCTCTTTTTCAAACCAGTCTTTTAATGCAGTCGGAGTATATGGTAACCACTGAAACTCACCTTTAACACTATTTTTAGTTCCTTCCGGTCCTGGAATAGGATTTTTAGTCATCAGAGATAACATGTTAGTCGCTCTATAATCGTCTCGAAACCAATATTTTTTATCAACACTCATTATTTGAGATGTTAATAACTGTTTGTCTAAAGGAGGAAAATTTACTTTACCAAATAATAAATCTTGCATAACAATATTTAATTAAATAGATTAGAGGTTAAAAATTTATGAATACAGATCTCGGCTTTCATTCATATAAAATTTTTTCTAATACTATTCAAGAATGGGATCTCTTTGATTCAAAAGAAAGATATGAAGAAAATCTTAATAAAAATTTCAATTTATTAAAAAGTAATAATTGGATAGATAAAAAAATAACTTACAAATTCAACGGTGATGGATTTAGGTCTTTTGAATTTGATGCAGATACTGATTCAATACTTTTTTTGGGATGTAGTTTAACCTTTGGTACTGGATTACCGTTAGAAGAAACTGCCGGATATTTAATATCTCAAAAGTTAAAACTTAGGTTTTTTAATTTAGGTCTAGGTGGAACATCGAATGATACTGCATTTAGATTTGGGTACCATTATATTTCAACTTTAAAACCAAAAATTGTAATAATGTTTAGTCCGGAAAATTCAAGAATAGAACTATGCGAGAATCAAAAAATATTCTATTATAGATCGCAAATGAAATTTTATCAAATGGATTCTTTTTATAAAAAGTGGCTTTTAGACGATACAAACTCTTTTTTAAATCAACAAAAAAATATTTTAGCCATAGAAAATATTTGTATAACAAATAATATAAAGTTTTTATGCTTTGATGCTCCAAAATTATTTTTAATCGATTTTAAAGTGACAAATGACTTTGCGAGAGATTTAATACATCCTGGAATTAAAACTCATCAGTTAGTATCAGAATTTGTCTTAGGACAAATTTAACGTTTCACTACACCTACAATGTGTAATCGATTTACGTTAGATGCATTTAAAAATGTATGTTTAAACCTAGTATCAACCCACCAAACTTCTCCAGCAGGAAAATGTATTAGTTCTCCTTTTTTAAAAAGGAAATAACATTCATTATCTGTTATTAATGGATAATGTATCCTAGGGGCTACATCGTTGTGAAATGAATAACAAGACATTGGGAATACCCACATTAATCTTGTTCGAATTAAATTATGTTTTTTGATAATTTCTTCAAAAATAGTATCTTTGAAAAAAGGATTTAAAAGAGAATACGATTCTTCGGTCCTGTCTTTAAATTTTCCAACTGCACTTTCCCAAGGATTTTCTCCTTCTTTATATTGTATACCAGCCTGTTTTCCTCTACTACTTTCTCTCCAAACTATATTATTTTCTAATTCAGTGTATTGTTTAAGGATTTCGTCGACATCAAAGGTATCAATTTTTTTATATAATGGCATAATTTTCCTTTTTCATTTTCTTTATTTAATATTTTAAGTTTGTATAAATTATAAAAAAGGTGTACAATGAACCAAGATGACATTTATTTTAAAAAGATTGATTTACCAAATTTTCAAGAAATAAGAAGTAAAAGTTTAGAATTTGTCAAAAATGATGATAAAATTTTTCAAAGAAAATTGTCTAGTTACTATATTGTAGACTTTAAAAAATTTACTAGTTATTGCCCTTTATTGGTACCGTCCTTTAATAAGTTAGATCTTGAACCTTATCTTATTTCTATTTTTGTTATGTACGACGATTCGCATGGACCAATACATATTGATTTACTGCCCCCTTATGCAAAAGTATTAATGCCGTTGCTTAACACCGAAGGATCTAAAACAACTTTTTATGGAAATTGTAGAGTAGTTAAAACAACTAATCCTAAATCCGGAATAAAAAGTTATCGACCATTTGTATCAAAAGACATTCAGGCTAGATCTACTTTTGAACTTGATGGACCTACGGTTATAAGAAGCAGCGTCCCTCATGATGTAAAAATGAACAAGAACAATGTTCCGAGAATAAGTATGCAAGTTGAAACGAACCCAGATTGTGTTACTTTTCTCAATCCCTTAATTGAAAATGATGTTATTTTTATTTAGAATTTTTTATGTTCTCTACAACTTTGTATAATCGTTTTATATACAACTTTTTCTTTTCTTCTCTCAGTTTATCAAGGTTGTATTTTTTATAACATTCATTTCTCGAAAGACGAGTAATATCTTCATCTGGTATAAATTCTTGCATTATACTCCATAACCATCCGCCAAATTTCCAGTTAGTCTTTCTAGATCTGTCTAATATTAATTTAGATTTAGAATTACAATATGGCGCATTGAGTTTTGTTCTATCGTTTTTCCAGCCTATGTAAAGATAATCTGGATCATCAGGACCTCGAATTAATTCGTAACCATAATCTTTATAATTTAAATCAAATTCTGATTGAGTATATGATTTATTAGATCCTGGAGGAAAAATACCTAAAGGAAATATGTACCAGTAATCAAATGGATTTTTATCTCCTAAAACCCATTCTTCAAATTCATCAATTGTTTCTCTTGTATCATGAGGCAATCCTAAAATAAAATTTGAAGAAATTAAAATATCTTTCCATTTATCTTTTTTTAATTCTCTTGCAAATTCAATTTGAATTTGAGGATCAAGGCCTTTACCAATTGATTTTGCAGATTTTGGATTAATGCTTTCTAGACCACATACCGCGCTTTTTAATCCAGATTCTTTTAAAATATCTACCATCTCTGGAAATCTTACAATAAGATCTAACCTAGTGTAAGTTGAAAATTTAATTTTAAAAGGAACTTTTGACCAAACTTCATCATAAAGTAACAGTAATTTATCAACTGAATCGTTATACGTATCGTCGGTCAAAGCATAATTTGTAACTCCAAATTTTTCATAGTTTAAAATTAGTTCTTCTCTTAACAACTTTGCCTGTTTAATCCAGTCACCTTTCTTTTTTCCATTCAATGGGTATGAACAAAATTTACATTTAAAAATGCATCCTCTAGATACTTCTAAAGGAAGTGTGTCGGTTTTGAATATAATATCGTTTTCTTCATATAAAATCTGCGATGATGAAAACTCTTTAAATTCTTCTCCAACAATAGTATCGGTGTAAAATTGGAGATTTATTTTTGTTGATTGTTTTGCTAGCCATTTTGTATAATCTACAATTTCTTTATCAACATATTTTTCAAAAGTTATAAATCCCAAAGAACTCAACCGGTGCAACCTTGCTCCACCTAACAGTAATTTCATTTTAGGATTTAATCTTTTTGCAAAATCGACAAATTCTTGCACACCTTTATCAAAATGATTTGGATCTTTATCTAAAAATCTTTTAGAGCCCAATGGTAATAAAGAAGGCTTACCAAAAATGTCTCGCATAAATGTTCCGCTGAATCCTGTCCATAAAGTTTCAGAGGATACTAAGGAAGAATATATTTCTTTAAAATTATCATCCATCCCATCAAACGCGGTTATATCAATACATATTACAGAAAACCCATGCTTTCTTAATTCTGTTGCAATTCGAAACGGACCTGCTGTTTTAGGACCTACAGTAATATCGCTGTTTCCGTAAAATATAATACAATTTACCATAATTAAATTTTTATTAATCGAATAACATAGGCTGAAATATCTATTTGTTTCCAATTTTCACCGCAATGATATCTCTTTGGATGCCTATGATGATTATTATGCCAAGATTCTCCCCAGGTTGGAATGGCCCATAACCAGTTATTAGTGCTGTTATCGGATAAATTATATTTTCTAGAGCCACCATAATAATTTGGTTTATGACCAATATAGTTAACAACATTACTCATTATTGCAGTTATTGCCGCCGGCGCCCAATGTAAAAAAACCATTAAATAAAATCCACCTATTAAAAACAAAAAACTACTCCAACCTATAATGAATAAAAAATAATAACGATGTAGTGTCTGCTGAAATTTGTCAGTTATTATTCTTCGAATTTTCCATTTCGTAGTTTTGTCAATTTCTTGTTCGTAATTTAGTAAAAAGATTCTAAGGCCCTTGTGAGTTGGACTATGTGGATCTTCCAATTTATCACTTTTAAGGTGATGGTTAATGTGAATGGCTGTCCAGGCCAACGGACTTCCTGTTCCGCCGAAACATCCTAGTATTGAAAAAAGTTTTGTTAAAAATGGAAATGTATTATAACTTCTATGTGTTAACTGTCTGTGAAATGTAACTACAATGCCTAGACATCCATATAAAAAGTATCCCAATAATATCATTCCAACTATCGGCCAATTGAAACCGTAATTTATAAAACCTATAACTGATCCAATTAAGGATACTATTAGAAATAATTGAACTCCTACAGTGCTAGAAACAAAAATGTTCTTCATGATTTTATTATGTTTATTAATTTTGCTACTGGATCAACTTCCCATTTTTTGTATTTTGTAGAATACAATTTTGGATTGTGGTGATGATTGTTGTGCCATGCATCACCTAAAATAAAAGGCCACATAAAAATATTATTAGTACTTTTATCTTTATTATCAAAATTTTTGTATCCTTTTAAATGACAAAAATAATTAAAACTATTTTGGCTTAATTGGATTAGCATAACAGGAATGATCCAAGAAAAAAATACCAATTCAAAACTAAAAAATGATAAGAATAGTAACCATAAAAATATTATTGCAAAATACCACTTATTAATAAAAATTTGTTCTTTGGTCATTAAATCTTTAATCAAAAATAAATTTATTTTTTTACTATGATTGTCAATATGTTTGAATCCAAATAATTTGAATCCCAGCAAATGTGGGGGGTGCGGATCTTTATCAGTGTCTGAATATGCGTGGTGCAACCTATGCACATAAACCCAACCTAACGGACTTCCTCTACCAGACAATAATGAAATAAAAGTACAAATCCATTTAAGGATATTACTTCTGAAATTAAAACTTTTATGTGAATAGTATCTATGTAATGTTAAACTTATTCCAATAATACTATATATGTAAAATGAAATTACAGCAATTAATAAATTTAAAACATTGAATTCAACAAAAAAAGAGCCAACAACTGCTAAAATTGCAGTTAAAATTTGTATTTTAAATATAGTGTTGGCATCTGCTGAAAACATTATTTTACTGGAGTAACTTCTACTTTAATTCCGTGTTCAAGATTCCAATTTCCCTGTTTAATTTTGTTTTCTGTAACTACAAGATCATTGGCCCAAAGTCGAAATGCATCCGCATCTAAAAATTCCATATAAATGGTTTTTTCTAATCCATCTGGAGAAATATCAACGTTTACGATAAGTTTTCCATCTAAGATATAATTTTCAATTAAATATTGCTTGAACTGATCATCTTCATAAAATTCAGTTGACGGATCTGTTTTAGTTAGTTTTGCGATATGTCCTGACATGTTAGTTTCCTTATTGTTAGAGATATTTATCTAACATTATACACTATGAGGAAAAATTTTAACTTTGTTAAAACATCATAAATACCTGAACAAGTTTAAAAAAATTTTAACAAAAAGGTAAAACGAATATGCATATTTCAAAATCAAAGCAAATACGACCAAACATTAATGTGAAATTTTGGTCTGCTAAGGAACATTCATCTTCGGAATTTTTACTGTATTTTAAAAAACGTTACCTAGATACTAAAAAATTAGTCAATTCAAAAATTGAACTGTCTGAAGATCAACTTACTTTAACCGCAGTAACTGAATGGTCAAGTGAAAAAGATTACATGGAATTTTCTAATGATCGACAAGTATTAGAAGAAATCATTATACCTAGAATAGAGTATGCTGAAAAAAATAACATTAAAATAATTTATGTTGAAGCAGATCAAAACATGATTCTTGTACAAGGTCCAGATCCTTATCCAAATTTAGTAATTCCAGAAACTTGGCAGAACGTTGAAGAATTTGCTGATTGGTGGTTAAAAGCAGGTATGCCTATGCGGTTTCCACCAAACCCCGAAGTGTTTCTTTCCGACGACGCTACATCAATTGCACTATTTCGAAAAGGACGTTTTCAAGTTGAATTGTATTTGATACACCCTTGTCCTAAAGTTCCGTTACACGGTCACCCAGATGTAGAAGTAATCAAGATAAGAATGGGCGAACGTCGCTATGTAAGTCTAAGCGAAACGTTAAGAAACGGAGGAACACATGGTGCCGGAATACGTTTAGAAGCAGAAGATCGTGGATATCCATTAATTGCTATTCAGCACTGGTT